ATTTATGGCTTATTCTGGAAGATTCGTACCTAAGAATCCACAAAAGTATGTGGGTGACTATAAAAATATCATTTATCGCTCTACATGGGAGGCGAAAGTGATGACATGGTTAGACAAAAACCCGGATATTATCTCGTGGGCGTCAGAAGAACTTATCATACCTTATATATCTCCTGTTGATGGAAAGTACCATCGTTACTTTCCTGACTTCCTGGTCAAGGTTAGAACCAAAGATGGTAAGTTAAGAACCATGATGATTGAGGTCAAACCTAAGAAACAGACCTTAGAACCAGCAAAAAAGAAACGAATAACTAAACAATACATCCAAGAAGTCGTAACTTACGGTGTGAACCAAGCCAAATGGAAAGCAGCAAACGAATACTGCCTTGACCGTGGTTGGGAGTTCAAAATCTTCACAGAAGACCATCTAGGCCTCTAACTAAATAGAAGATGGCAACATCTAAACTAACATCACTTGCGGAACAAAAAACGGCTCTTGGTCATAAAACTATGTCCAAAGATGCAACTGTATGGTTGCAGGAAAAGATTGCTGAACTAAAAAGAGGTCAGATTTCTCAGATTCCGTCTACTATAAACCGTGAAAAGTTTAGGCAGATGAATCAGTTTAGACTGGGAATGATGTATTGTTTCTATTATGATGCTAAGACTAAGGCAGATTTGCCATATTGGGACAGATTCCCAATGGTTCTGGTGTTGGAAAGATACAATGATGGTTTTCTGGGACTGAATATACATTACCTTCCAGTCAAATGGCGCATTGCTTTTATGACCAAATTGATGAGATTTGCACAGTTGACACCAGATAATGATATCAAAAGAATGAGAATTTCTTATGATATATTGAATGCCACGAAAAAGTATGCTGAGTTTAAACCATGTCTGAAAAGATATTTGCATGGCCATATTCGTTCTAAGATGTTAATGATTCAACCAAACGAGTGGGACGTTGCAACATTATTGCCTATACAACAATTTAGAGGTGCCAAGCCACAAGAAGTCTGGAGAGATTCAGTTCAAGAGTGGAAAGACCATATGGCACATTTTAACCAAGAAGAATAAAAATGAATTCAAATATTTCATCGTTTTTAAGTTCATTTAAAGGTGACATTGCACGACCAAATAGGTTTGATGTCACCATTAATGCACCACTTCCTTTGTTACCATATGTTGCAACTAGCCGTAACTTGACCTTTAGATGTGAAACTGCACAATTACCAAGCAGAACATTTGCTACCGCAGAACAGAAATTTGGTGCAAACCCTATTGAAAAACATGCATATCAGTCCAACTATAATGAATCTGATATGACTTTTATTGTCTCTGATGATATGTCTGAGAAGATTTTCTTTGATGCATGGATGGAATACATTAACCCAACCGCATCGTTCGACTTTAACTACAGAAACGATTACATTTCAACAATACAAGTAAACCAATACGGTGTTGATAATAAGTTGACGTATTCTGTCAACCTTATTGATGCTTTTCCAATTTCTGTAAACCAATTAGACTTAGACTGGTCTAATGATGGTCACCACAAGTTGACTGTTGTTTTTGCTTACAGATACTGGCAAAACAATTCAATACAGGCACTTGGATCCAGTCTACTACAGGCTGGTATTTCTAGTGTACTTAATAACAATGGTGGTTTGACTGGTTTAACAAACGCTGGAATTAATGCAGTAACAAAATTATTTTAATGATTTGAGGAGATATTATGGCTTTACCAAAAATTGATACACCAATCTATGATTTGACTTTACCACTATCAAAGAAGAAAATTCGTTTTAGACCATTCTTGGTCAAAGAACAACGTAATCTTATGATGGCAATGGAATCGGATGACAAAGAAACTGTTCAAAAGAACATCAAACAAGTCTTACATAACTGTACACTAACAGAAAATGTGGACATTGAGTCTTTGCCTATCATTGATATTGAATACTACTTTATCCAACTAAGAGCACGTTCTGTTGGTGAAGTTGTTGAAAACAAATATCGTTGTGAGAACATTGTTGATGATAAACCATGTGGCCACTTAATGGAAAACAGTTTCAACCTGTTGGACATCAAGGTCTCACAAAGTGATATTAAAGATGAGATTCAGTTGACAGATAAGATTAGTATTAAGTTGAGTTACCCAAGATTCTCTGTGTTGGATGCATCACAGAATATTGAAACTGCAACTGATATGGCGTTTGAAATGATTATTAGTAGTATCATTCATATCTTTGATGGCGAACAGTTCTACTATGCGAATGAAGTTGCCAAAAAAGAATTGGTTGAGTTTGTAGAATCATTGAACACTGAGCAATTTAGTAAGATTGAAGACTTTTTTGACAATCTACCTAAACTGAACAAGACAATTGAGATGGACTGTGGTAAGTGTGGTTTCCACCATACGATTGAGGTGGAGGGTCTCGAAAATTTTTTCGGGTAATATTTCGTCATGATACGTTAAGAAATTATTATACGACAAACTTTGCATTGATGCAACACCACAAATACAGTTTGTCGGAACTTGAAGGTATGATACCTTGGGAGCGTGAAGTTTACGTTACTATGCTTGCTCAGTATATTGAAGAAGAAAATGAGAAGATAAAACAAAGAAACATGGAACGTAGATGAGTAACAAGTCACAATTAGGATCAGTAATAGATGAGTTGCAAGGTCAAAGAAAAGACCTTGAGGCTCAGCGTGCGGCCATCAACGAGAAAATTGTTGATATGTTGGCCAAACAAACAACTATGAGTCCTGATGAGATTGTTCAAGGCCTTATCAAACTGAAACGCAAGAAAACAGTTAAAGAAGAAACCAATTCAGTAAGTAGAATTGGTAATGTAAATCCAGACTTCTATGCCGATGCAGTTTCTGCAAGCAAGCCAAGACTGCGTAAAGGTGATTCTGCGGCCAACATCGGTTCTAAAATCTATGCTGTGATACAACAAGACATAGAAGAACAGAGAACTAGAAAAGAGTTGTCTAAAAACTTTGAAGAAGGTAAGTGGGAAGAAGAGGAAAGACAACACAAAGAGTTGATGGATGCTATAAAGAAAGCACAACAACCAAAAATTCCAAAAGAGGCACAGGTTAAACCTAAGAAAGAACTTCCTCCTAGAGATGAGAAGGGTAGATTCGTTAAGAAACAACCAGAAAAGGTTGCTGAAAAAGTAACGCCTTCACAAAAACCAGCAGAAACACCTACAACAAAGCCATCAACAGCAAAGCCAGCAGAAACACCAGAACAAAAACCTGTAACAGCTAAACCTGCCACTGAAGCGCCTGCTCCACCAAGTGTATCACGACCTACTACATCAATAAAACCTTCTACTATATCGACAGCAACAAAAGTCGGTGTTGGAACAATTGTTGCAGGATTAACTTCCGTAGGCATAACGAATGAATACACACAAGCAGCTGTTCTAGCCAATGTGAAAAAGGAATCAAATTTTAAAATAACGGATGAAAATTTAAATTATTCATCTGTTTCACGTTTGCGTGAGGTCTTTAAAGGTCCCACAAAAGGCAAAACTGACGAAGAATTGAAACAATATTTAAAAAATCCCGAAGGACTTGCTGAATTTGTTTATGGTAACAAAATGGGCAACACACAACCAGGAGATGGTTTCAAGTATAGAGGCCGTGGATCAATTCAATTAACAGGTAAAAATAATTATGCTTACTATGGAAAATTGTTAAATATTGATTTGGTCAACAATCCAGATTTGGTTCTTGATCCAACAATAAACACAAAAATTGTTGGTCTATTCGTTAAAACAGGATTAGGCAAAAAAGTAAACAGTTTTCAAAATCAACAAGAGGCGAATAGAGCAGTTACACAAACAATTGGTGGAAAAGCATTGAATCTTGACACAGGATATGGTGCAAAACTACTTTCAAAGGTAGAAGAAAATTCAAAAGAATTTAGTGGTACTGCATTAGCAGCTGCATCAATTGAAAACAAAGACTTGAAAACAAATAATAGAGGCACCAACGTTTTAGTTGACAACACCAAAACAACTATTGTGGCTTCAGGTGGCTCAACTCAACAAGTAATTACAACAGCAACCCCATCAGAAAAACCAGCAATATTAGGCACATAACATGGCAAACAATAAAATGACTTATCAAAGAGCAAGAGGTCTTAAAAACAAAGGCCTTGGCTCACTTATTGTAGACAGAATTGTATCAGGTGAAGGTGTTGGTCGTTCAATTAGAACCTCCATATCTGATAAGACTGTTGCTAAGTTCACACGCATTAAAGAAAAGTTTGACCCACTAAACATTGGTAAAGCTGTTGGTGGTCGCCTTGGTGCTTATGCATTAGGTAGATTGACTGGTCGTAGTAATGAGGACATTTCTTATTTTACTGGCACAAGAATCAAAGCAAGACAAGTGCAGGCCAAGATGAATCCACTGGTCACAAAGGTGTCTGAAGGTGACCGTAGAAAAATGAAGAAGGGTGATGGCCTTGCTGATGTGATGTCTAAAATTTATAACCTCATAAAAGCAAATATGGAGGAACAAAAAGAACAACACGAGGTTCAACACAATTTAAACATTGATAAAGAAAAACAACGTGAAAAATGGCATTCTGAATTAATTAAAGCACTTACGGGTACTGGTGGTAAAACTACAACAGCCACACCAGAAAAAAAAGAGGGTGGTGGAGGATTGTTTGATGGCATCATGGATTTTATAAAATCCATGATTGAAAAATCCATTAAAGGTGTTATGGATGTTATTAACAACTTGAAAACATTAGTTCAACCTGCACTAGATTTTTTCAAAGCGATTGGAAAACTTGTTAGTCCTTTGTTAGAATTCATAGGTAGCAAATTCTTTGCTTTTTTAACTAGTTCAGTAGGACTCTTAGGAGTAACTACTATTGGTTCATTGGCTGCATTATTGTTTTTAGGTAAAGCTGAGAAAGAAAAAATTGAAGATAATCCAAATGCACCAGAATATAAAGACAATCCATATGCAATGTCTTTACGTGGTGAGGCTAAAAATATAGGTCAAGCAACTGCACAAAATCAACGCAAGGCTACTAAACAAATACCAAGAAAGCAAGTTGAAGACTTTGTTAATTCCGATTTTACGGACAAAGAATTAATGACTGAATTGGGTGGAGATAGAAAGACACTGAAAAAGTGGTTGGTTGATAATCCAAAACCAGGAGCAATGTATCAGGCTCCAGTGGCTGCTATTGCTGGTCAACCTAACACCTCTGTACCAGCAGGTGGTGTTCCACAAAAAACCGATAAGGCGGCGATTGTTCCTGCGGCACCTGCGGCATCATCTCCTCCAGCAACTTCTGGTGGTTCAGAAAGTCCGGTTCCAACAGCAATACCGATGCCTCCGGCCCCAGCAGATACAGGATCTCGTGTACAAACAGCAATTAATCAAAACATTGACATGAATCTAGACCAGGACACATCCAAAACAGTCTTTATCGACAATTCTAAGTCAGTGAATGCAGGTGGTGGTTCTTCTGCGCCGGCCGTGACTATGGATAGTTCCGTGACTGTTAGAACGGATGATCCAACATTACAGAATATCTTTAAGAAACTTGTAAGACCGGTATAAAAAACCCCGCACTAGGCGGGGTCATAACCTTTCGAATTCGAGAGGGTTTAGTCTTCAGCCAACTTGCTGAAGTAAGCCAAGTCATCATCTTCGGTTTCAAATGGCGGATCATCAACTTCAACTTTAGGCGCTTTACGTGCCTGTTCTTTGATAGTTTCAACAGTAGTTTTTGCTACTGGTGTTTCACCATTAAGGCCAAGAACCTTTTCAAGGCGTGTCTTCAAGTCATCATAAGACTTGAATTCTTTCTCCGCAACCAACTCTGCAAGAGAGTGTTCTGACTTCCAAATCTTTTCCAACTCATCGTCATCATCAAGCAATGCTGATGCCGAAGCGAATTCAGATTTGTCATAGTTTTGATAACCAGCAACTTTA